CTAGCTGACGCTGATCACCCGTCCAGTCTTGGCATCTATCGTGAATTTCACGAGTTCGCCACGGCCGGTAACCCAGTCGATGATATATACCTTTCGCCCGCCCTGTTCATAGAGGCCGACAAAGTCGCGCATATTTCCCCCATACTGGTTGCGTATGGGGGTAAGGATTTCCTTGAGCGGCTTGATCTCGCCGTTCTGGCGTGCGTTGCGGGCATCGTCAGCCGTAAAGGAACTGCCCCAATTGTCCTGGGCCATTGCAGCCGGGGTCAAAGGCAGTGCACCAAGCACGAGAGCGAGAATCATCCGTTTCATGAATTGCGTTATGACTTAACAGCTCTGAACGGACCCTGAATAAAACTCGAGGAAATCTGACAGGAAACCGTGACAGATCAACGCTTCGAGGCCCATTCCTTAAGCCCGGCATCGCTTGGATCATCAAGCACGATTTCCAGCCGCGTATAGAGATGGCCCGGCTTGTCCTTGAACTGGACGCCCTTGCCCCGGAGCCGAAGGACGGTTCCGGTGTTCGAGCCTTCAGGCACTTTGAGCGTCACATTCCCGCCAGGCGTTTTCACATCAACTGTGCCGCCGGCAATGGCGGTTTCAAGCGAGACCGGCACCGTCATGCGCAGGTCGTTTCCGTCACGCTGCCAGGTGTTGCTTGGGCGAATCTGGATTTCCAGCAGGGCATCGCCGGGGGGGCCACCACTCCGCGATGGCTGCCCCTGGCTTTTGAGGCGCAGTGTTTGTCCAGTCTCAATACCGGGCGGGATCGAGACGTTCAGGGCCTTGCCGTCACCCATTGTCATCTGACGCTTTGCGCCCTGCACCGAGTCTTCAAACGAGATATCTACACGGTAGCGCAGGTCTGCACCCTTGCGCGGGCCCGGGCGACTGCGCTGGCCACCGAACATGCCTGCGAGGATATCCTCGAACGGATCACCCTGAAACGACGCGCCGCCTTGCCCGTGATTGCCGTAGGCCCCACCAAATCCGCCGGCAGCACCATAGCCTGTCTGGTTGCCGTCCGCATCAATCTCGCCGCGATCATAACGGGCGCGCTTGTCTTCATCGCCGAGAATTTCAAACGCAGCTGACGCTTCCTTGAACCCATCGGCCTTTGCCTGGTCATCCGGATGCAAGTCAGGATGAAGCTCTTTCGCCTTGCGGCGATAAGCCTTGCGGATTTCATCCGCAGACGCTGTCTTCGACACGCCAAGGATTTGATAGAGGTCTCGGTTCAACTCGCGAATTTCACTTTTCTGTTGGGGCTGCCGAATAGTTAGGATGCTCCTAGCGTGATTGAAACCCAAGGACCACGCCGTCCATCAGTGCCAACTTCGGCGACACGCACCAGTTCCACTCCATCCGGCACCAAAATCGAGGCCGTTGTGACCAATTCGGTGTGCGTGATTTCTCCAGACGTTTCCGCCTCGACAGAATAGATCCGCGCCGTCAGCGGATCGGGACGGTCCCAGCTGTCTGGAATGTCTGCCCCGCGCGGCATCCAGCTGAGTTTCACCGATCCACCCGGCATCGAAAGCGCTTTCAGGTGAGCAATCGGCCATGGCAGGCCAGCCTTGTCCGAGTGCACAAAGGTCTGCATCTCGCCATCGCCCGCCTGCCAGACAAGGGGAAGGCCCGTTTCATCTGCCTGGAATTCGGCAAAAACAAGCGACCGGTCCACGATCACGACAATCGCTCCGGCGGGGGTTCCGGCCGGATCGCTACCCTTCAGCCCCCTGAGCAGATCAGACAATAGCCATTGATTACCGGACAGGAGTTCTGCGGTCCGAAACGCGACCAGTTCCCAACCGTCCGCTACCTGTACCAATGCCAGGTTTTCGCCAGCCAGGGCGGCAAGTTCAGTCGCGCTCGACAGGTCAGCATCATGCATTTCCACAATCAGACCATTTGCCCTGTCCCAACGACCGGCCACTCCGGCGCCGAGCGGCGCAGCAAGCCGTCCAATTCGCGCAGGCATCGTCACGTCCGCTCGAGGCGCCAGGCTTGATGCATCGGGACCTGCGAGGATGCCGACGCGGCCCGGCCACGGATTTCCCGATACGGCAAGCATCGGGCCAGTTCCGGCAGCCCCCGGCAGTGTCGGCCCATCGATCAGCACAAGTTCAGCTGCCGCGAAACCGGGCGCTGTCGACCCAGCGCGAGGCGTGGTACCGGCAAGCAGGGACATGGCCCCCGTCGGCCGGGCCAGTGTAAGGCGCCGGCTGATCCTGTCATCCGTGGCGTCGCCGATCAGCCATGTGCCATCCAGACCCGCAACCTCGATCATGTCGCCCGGCTCCAGCGTCAAAAAAGCTGGCGGCAGAGTGATTTCAGCCGTTTCACCCTCAAGAAAACTGTCGAGCATGCCTTGCGCCAGCTCAATTGCCACCGCCTCAGACAAGACCAGCGGGATCGATGCCTGAACCGTATAGCGGGGGTCGCCGGCATCCGAACGCGCGTCAACGCTGGCAGGCGCATAGTTTCCGGCGGGACTGACAAAACCGAGAGATAGCCGGCCCGGCTGTTTGTCCAGCAACGGCCGTGTCAGGACAGGAAGCGGCTCCGCCAGCTGATCCGGACCGACTGATATGGACGCCTTGCCCGGTACCGGTCCCAGCACGAGACCGCCTTCTCGCTCGTGGCAGGCCATTGGTTGCAGCACATTCAGCGGCTCCAGCGCCCTGCGCAGGCTCATCGGCCCGTCCAGCGCCATTCCTTCGACTAGCCCCGGCAGGCCTGCTGCATTTAGCGCAACCCCGGCCCGCTGCCCGAGGTGCTGGGCCACTTCAGCCATTGTTATGAGGCCCGTCCGGCCATTCAGCCAATGCCCATATGCCCAGTTAGGCCCATCACTCCATATGTCCTGCCGTGACGGAAAATCAGGCCATGGCCGTGCATCCCAGGCCCACACAAAGGCGCGCTCGACGAAATCCTGAGATTGCCACCATAACAGTGCGGCCTCGAGAGCGCGCCTCTGGTAAACATCATTGCGAGCCCCGCTTGAATAAGGCGGCAGGCCGCTCTCTGCGCTCTTGGGATCATAGAACAGGTTGGGTGCATTGCCGCCCTTGTCGACGGCCGGAAAGCCGATCTCCATCAGCCGCACGGGCTTCAACCCTCCAGTCCATCCGGTTGTCGACCCGTTACGTACCCCGCCCGGCCGGGCATGGTGATCGCTTGCCCACCAGCCCGCGAGATCCTTCTGCCGGAAAACCCAGTGCTCCCCATGCGCAGTATCCGCAATCGGCGTGCGCACCTGCGCGTCGCGATCGGCCGGGCTGGCATAGTACCAGTCATAGGCTTCGCCGCCCGCCATCTGACTTTCCAGATAGGCCGGGTCATCCGCCCCCTGATAGCCCGCCAGCGCGTCGAGATGCTCTGCGCCATCCCGCCAGTCACCGGCGGGCGGGTACCAGTCGACGCCCACAAAATCGATATCGTCTGAGGTCCATAGCGGATCGAGGGGAAACAACACGTCGCCCGAACCGTCACCCGGCGCATAGGCCCCATATTCCGTCCAGTCAGCGGCATACGAAACTGCAGTTCCGGCCCCGACAATTTCCCGAACATCCGCTGCCAGCTGGATAAGCCCCTCCACGAATGGGAATGCACCCAGCTGGTCGCGCACTCGTGTCAGTCCGATCATCTCACTGCCGATCAGCAGCGTATCGACCCCGCCCGCTTCGACAGCAAGACGCGCATGATGAAGGATGAAGTGCCTGAAGCCGTAATCATGATCAGTCCCGAGAAACGCATTGATGTCCTCGCGCGCCTCAGGCGACCCGTCTGTGCTGACCGTGATACGGCCCCGCCACGGAAAGGCGGCCTGCTCAGCTGCACCATATGGATCGGGCAGTTCATTGCCAGCCGGAACATCCATCAGGAGGAAAGGAGAAAGCGTCACCGCAATCCCCTGCGCTTTCATCGCCTGAATACCTTCGACGACAGCCCTGTCGGCTGGCGTGCCGCCATAATTGGCCGCTCCGCCATCCTGGCTAACAATTCTGGCCGCCGACCGGTCCTGCCCCGCGACGCTCCATTCATAAGGCACCGTATGGCGCTCACGCGTCTCCACACCCGGACGGATCACGCATTCGCCTGCTCTCAGATCATTGCCAAACCAGCCAACGGTCAGAGCCGCTGAAGTCGCAGCGGGCAGATCATTCCGCAACTGGTCAAGTGAGCGCATGAAGTTCGCATCGCCAGCGCCATTGTTCATGTTCAACGCACGCTCAATCCCCGGAAAGTGCCGCTCCCGGACGATCTGCTGGCCGTACACGAACTCCCCTGACGCCGGAATGATATTCACGCCGCGCACAATGTCCCGGAGGCCGCCATCCTCTTGGCTCGCCCTGACGACTTCGAAATTCAGTTGTGGCAGTCGATTGCCGAACCGGTCGAGTGGCAGGTCTTCGAACACGATATAGGCCAGTCCACGATAGGCTGGAACGTTCCCCGCGCCCTCAACTGCTTCGATGAGGGGGTCTGCAGACTGGTTGTCGTCACCGCGGTACAGCCGCCAATTATAGTCAGCGAGCCGCAATGCTTCACCATTTGCCCAGACACGGTCAACACGGCTTATAGGCCCCTCTGCGATCGCAACGGCAATACTGACCGTATAGGTGTAGTTTGCAATCTTCGGTCCACCCTTCCCGGCCGATTGCTCCCTGCGCCTCTCGCGAAACCGTGACGCCCAGATCAGCTGCCCTCCAACCCGCATGCGCCCATAAACAGACGGAACCCCCGCCCCTTCCCGGCTTTCCATGACGTGCAATGCATGCACGCGCGGACCATCAATCGGTGGGGCTAGCGCCGTATCGATGGCACGGCCCGCAAAGCTGCCAATCGTCGAACCAATGGCCGCGCCAGAGACTTGAGCGCCAAACACGTTCACGCCATTCGGAAGGGCGGCTGAACCGATCGCGCTGCCGACCTGTGAAAGAATGATCTGTCCCATCTATTCTAGTCCTCCACACCGGGAAAAGAAAACGCACCGGCAATCCGCCGCGTCCACCAGGGCACCATCCGTGTGATGCAGACCCGCCGCGCCCAGTATGCATGGATGATCCGGCCCGGTTCAGTCACGATGGCGCAATGCTTTGCTGAACAGCCCAGCCCCATCCTGAACAGCAACACGTCACCAGCCCGCGCCGCGCCAACGGGTATTTCATCAAAATGCCGCCGGGCCGCGATCAGGAACGTATCGTCACCAACAAACTCCGCCCAGTCGGGGCGATAGGCTGGCGGCGCTTCCGGTTCCGGCCCGACCGTCTGACGCCAGACGCCTCGCAAAAGGCCGAGGCAGTCAGCCCCCACGCCCTTGCAGCTGGCCTGATGCTGGTAAGGCGTATTCAGCCATTCCATCGCCGCACCGACGATCTCGGCGCGCGTCAACGCTTGCCTCCATCATTTCCAGTAGCCGCCGGCCCGGCCAGGACAAAGTCCGGGCCTGGTATATGCGGGAAACCCCTAAAGTTCTCCGTGTTTGAAAAATCGTCCCGGCATGTGGCGAAGCGCTTGTCGCAGGACAGACCATCGACGCCGCTGAGACCGCAATGCGCATCGCCGAGCGCCGCGTCGCACTGCCGGGAATATGTCCGGCCCAGCGGACGTTCGAGATCGGCTTTCAGGGAAATCAGGTTCGCTTCAAAACCGGCATCGCTCTCGGAGATTTCGCTCAGATACCCCGTCCAGACCAGAAGGCCATGCTCCGGCGCTGACCAGTCAACCCTGTAGACATGCACCCTCGCGCCATCCCAAAGCCCCGCACCGAGGTCTTCATCCTTGATTGCTTCGGTTGACAGGGCACCCATGGCAGCCGCGCGGCCCGGCCGAAAGCCCCCTGCCGTTTCAAACCGGCCAGCCTCCAGCGCGGCCCCCGGTTCGAAGATCACGCCATCATGCACAACGGTCTCATCGTGATCCGTCAGTGCGACAAGCTCACCGTCGCGGCGGACCAGTTTCCAGCACAGGCAGGTTGAAAGCACGCCTGTCTCAAGCCGGGCCCGAAAAGCTGAGTTCATAACTTTCATGAGAAATCTCCTCAGCCGACTTCAATGATGGGGAGGCTGACGACACGCCCTGCTCCGAACGTATCGAAGCTCAAATCCAGCGCGTCGGTATCAAAGCGCACAGCGCAATCGAAGTCGAAGCCGGCGGTCACAGCCACGCCCGTCCCCGGGGGCGTGTCAAAAGTCACCTCACCGGTGAGCGTCGACACCTGCCAGCCCTCTGATACAGGCGCACCGTCCAGCGAGATGACCACGCTGGCATCAACGGGTTTGGTGATCACCCGCGCGCCATTTGCGTAAGTCTTCACCAACTGGAACTGTGTCCTGTCGCCATCGCCCGTCCCAATCGCCTGATCTTGCGGCGTGGGTTCAGTGCCAAACATCCCGCTCGAAAAGTCTGTCGGATCGCGAAACCGGAATGATCGCAAACGCCCCCGCCGCGCATCAAAGAACGCCGTCAGGAGAGCAAGCTCGGCCAAAGAAGACACCGCGCTTGCGAGGTCCCAGCGCCGACGCGGCCCGACCCATCGGCTGTTGCGCACTTCAGCACCGCTTGCCAGACGGACAATCTCGGTCTGCCAGACCGGGCCGCCACTCCCGCCCAGCCCGAGCGCCAGCGGGAAGCTCACATCGTCAAATCCTGCATCACTCATCGGTACCGCGCCCCCAGCGCTGCGGCTTTAGTGATCGCCTTGGCAATTTCGGTTCTGGTGCCGGCCACTGGCCCGCTGCCTGCCCCGCCGGCGACATTCAGATTGACAGTCTGGCCGCCCTGGCCCAGCCCGGCATTGGCAATCGCCGCCTCCGCTGCAATGCGGGCAAGATCCGCCAGAACCGACTGCGCCATACGCGCAAAATCCAACTCACCACTTCGCGCCGCCTGTGAGAGCGCCGCTTCTATATTGAGTCCCGCCCTGCCGAACGCCTGCTCCAGCGCCTCTGCAGCCTCCCGTCCCGGCCCATCGGCCAGCGCGCGAACCGCCTCACCAGCGCGGTCAAGATTCGATTCGAGTGTGTCCATCACTTCGTCTCCATGTCTGGGTAGCGGGCCATCAGCCGCTCAAACTCAACCTGCGGAATCTCGCTGGCCTGCTCATTCGTCAGCCATCGCCATTCCTTCAGCGACAAGGACCACACATCCTGCGGCTGAAGCCCGATGCTGACGGCGAAGCGCATCATTTCAGCCCAGGGCAGCATGGAACGCCTCCGCCACGGCGCGGGCCGCATCTGCGGCATTAACGTGCATGGCGGTCGGCATGGCCGCATCCGTCCCGCACCCGCCTTTCAGGAGTGCGCCGAGCACCAGCATCAGTTCACTGGCTGACAGCGCCCTCATGCGGGCCTGCAACTCAGCGAGCGACTTACAGCCGAACGCTGTTTCGATGTCCGCCAGGGCCCCAAGCGTCAGGCAAAGCCGGTGCGGCTCACCTTCAATGCTGATTGAAACTTCTCCCCTGACGCCGTTCATGCCGCCGCCTCAAATGACAGCTGGCCAGCAGACAGGAGTTCGATTGCGAACGTCGCTTCAGCGTCGTGCGTACCGCTCCAGTTGAGCCGGGCAATCTGAAAAGCGCCCGTCACGCTCCCAAGTCCCGGCACGACAAGCTGCCAGCGTTCGATTGCGCCCCGAAAGAAGGCAAGTCGCATCCGCTCATCGCTCGCCGCATCCTTGAACAGGCCACGCCCGCGCACGCGCATTGATTTCACGCCCGCACCTGACAGCAATTCGCGCCAGCCTTCAGGGCTTTCGGCACTGGTCGCATCGACAGCTTGCTGGTTGAGCTCCAGCTCGCTTGTCCGGATGCCCGCCAGCGTCACGAAACTTTCAGGCGTATCGCCGCTGGCTATCTTGATCAGGACATCGCGCCCCTTTTGTCCGGCCATCAGCCCGCCTCCTCTGTGATGATCCGGACCCTGATGATCCCTCTGAATTCCCGAAGGTCCGGCGTGCGCATCACATCCGAATAAATCGTCTGCACCATCACGACACGCTGGCTGGCAAGTGTGATCCCTGCATTGTCAGCTGCCTGCCTGAGCGCGCCGATGACCTCCTTGGCGGCCGCGCGTCCCCCGTCGCGGGACCGCACAGACAGCGTGATCGTGTGGCTTTGCCCCGCCATGCCAGACACGCTCCGCTCTGACACTTCATGGCGGTCAAGGAAGGCGCACGGAAAGGCCGGCTCCTGTGTCTCGTCATCGAAGATGCGGGCCGGGCTCCCAAGCAGGGCCTGAACGTCGCCATCAGTGCGCAAAGCCGTAAGGAAAGCGCGCTCCAGGGCCGCTTCGGCAGGCCAGATCATGCCATCGGCACTCATATCCGGACCTCCCGGCGCGAAGTGATGATGGCCTGCGCCTCGGCCGGTATGGCGTCCGACCCATCGCGTCGATACGCCGAAGCGATCATGTATTTCAGGGCAAGCAGCAGATCAGCTGGTATGTCACTCGCTTCACCATAACCGGCCACGTAATCGACCTGGCTGCGGCCGCCTACCGGCACGGTTGGACACCAGCTAGCGGCACGCACCTTCAGCCGGCCACAGGAAAGCTCGAACTGGCTGGTGACGTCTGTCTCAAGGCCTTCCGCATCAATGGTCTTCACGGACATGATCTGGGTGACCGGGCCGGGACGAAGCCTGAAGCCCCGCCCTCCAATCGTCCCGGGCCAGCCCGCCCAGCTCTTTCGCAGTGTACGCGTCACCAGTGCAATGCCCGCCGCCGCTTCCAGTCGTGCCTGCGCACTCGTCACGAGGCTCGCCACGAGCATATCTTCGCCTTCATGGCCAACCCGCAGGAAAGCCTTGGCCGCAGCAAGGGACAAAGCCTCCTCGCCCGGCGGTGAAATCACCGTCAGTGTCATGATTATCTCTCAGATTTTAAAGGAGTCTGGTCGCCCCCTACGGACGGGGTCGGCGCCTAGACGAGCGCCTGAAGCTTCTCGATGATGGAGGCACCAATCGGCAAGCCGATGGAGCGGAGCATCTCGTCATCGATCTGCGTTTCCGAGGAATTGATGAGGGCTGCCACAGCTTCGGCAAGCCTGGTCGTGAATTCCTCCTGCTGTGGTTTGGTGAGCAGCGAAGCCTGGCGAACGAGTGTAACAATGATGGATTCAAACATGTCGGTTTCCTTGGTTTGAAATGAGGGGGTGGTAGTCGGACGCCGCGCCCAGTCGGCGTCCGGAACAGGCAATGAGATCAGAACACCATCACCTTGATGGCATCGAAATTCTGGACACCGCCGCCGACACGCTTTGTCGTATAGAACAGGACGTAGGGTTTGGCCGAATACGGATCGCGGAGCACGCGGGCACCCTGCCGGTCAGCGATGAGATAGCCGCGCCGGAAGTCTCCGAAGGCAATCGCCGCATTGCCCTCGCCAATGTCCGGCATGTCTTCCAGCTCCGTCACCGGATAGCCGAAAATGGTCTGCGCCTCGCCGTTCATTCCGGGGCGCCAGAGATAACGTCCGTCGCCATCCTTCAGTTTACGGACGGATGCGACTGTACGGCGGTTCATGGCAAAGCGGCCATTCGTACGAAACTGGCTTTTTGGCGTCTGGATCAGGTCGATGATCTGATCGCCTGCATCCTCTGCCGTGAAATCGCCGGCGACCGAACCAATCTTGCCCCAGGCATGGCTCGCTTCGGCCACCACGTCGTAATCAAGAAACCCCTTCGGCTTACCTGACCCGTCGCCGCTGACGAATGCCGCACTCTCCTGGATCGAAAATGCTGCCTCGACTTCATCGGCCAGCCACTCATCGACATCCGCATAGCTGTCCTCGAGCAGTGTTTGCGTTGCCGCAGGCATGGCGTAGAGTTCACCTGCCGGGAATTCCAGCAGACTAAGGCCCGCCGTGGTGGTTTGGCTGCGCGCATCGGTTTCGCCGGCCCATGCCGCACCGACACCCAGGCTCACCGGCTTGCGATACACCCCTGCAGACGTCTGTCGAACGCTCGCAATCTGCCGCATCGGTGAGGCCTGCATCAGCCGCGCCTCGATCATCCGGTCGAGTTCTGGAGGCGCGGTGTAGCCGCCCTGCTCGTCCGTCCCGGCCGAAAGCGCCTTCACATCGAGCCGCGACAGGCCGCTATCATCACCAGAGCGCAGATAGCGTGACCAGGCCTGCGAGCGCTCTCCCTCGGCTTGGCCCACCGGCGCCTCACCGCCCGGTCGCGCCGCCTTGAGGCTAAGCGTGTCGAACCGCCGATCCAGCTTCCGCAGCTTCTCGTCAATCAGCGTATCGGCGCTGCCTTTCGCTTCGATCTCGCTCAGGCGTGCATCATTGGCTTGTTTGTACGCCTCGAATGCGGCCATCATGTCGGCGGCGACTGACTTCATGTCAGTGCCAGCCATCTTGGTTTCCTTGGTCATGCTTCTCCTCATTCACGCCGCCCGTGCGACGTCTCCAACAATTGAAAATCTTGCGGCAGGCTGCATCGGCTCTGCGACCAGCGAGATCTCGACAAGCTCGACCTCAACAAGTTCGCGGCCACCCTCTACGCGCGGCTTCCAGAGTTTCGCCCGGAAGCCGATGGACAGGCCATCGAGCCCGGCCCGCAGCATGGTTTGAGCTGGGCCACTCTCAATCAGCCCACGGACGAAAAGGCCTCGCCCGTCTTCCACGAGCCTCGTCCACCTTCCGGCTATGGCGCCACTCCTGTGTTGCAACAGCATCGGGACCGGTCCGGCCGCAAGACTGCGCGCAAAGGCTCCGGGCCGGACAACATCGCCAGACAAGTCCGCAATGGCGAACAAGGCGGCATAGCCTTCAATCAGCACAGGCTCAGTCATTGGCCAGCTCCAGCTTGTCCTCAATCCGGCTGAGCTGGTCACCGATTGCCTCAAGGCGGGCCTCCACGCGGGCGAGCCTTTCAGCAACAGGCCGCGCAATATCGGCGCGCCGCTCCAGCGTCGAAATCCGTTCAGCTGCCGCTCCGGCCCAGAACAAGGCCCCGCCTGTCTGCAGAGCGAGCGCAAGCACGAAGCCGGCTGTGATCTTGCGCTCGATCATTGGCCCACTCCCGCAAGCTTCCTTTTCTCGTCGCCTGTCAGGAAGCTTGCCGCTTCAAGGCGCGCCCAGAGCGCTTCGCGTTCAGCTGCGAAAGCTGGCACATGGTCTACGTCTGGTTTGATGCTGACCCCGTCAAAACGGCCCGAGAGCCAGACAGACAGCGCGTCAGCCAGCTTGTGCACCAGCGGCAGGACCGTCAGCCTCCAGAAGGCGAGATTGGCTTCCTTGTAGGTCGCGTAGGTGTTGTCACCCGGAATACCGAGCAGCATGGGCGGCACACCGAAAGCGAGCGCAATCTCACGGGCGGCGGCATGGCGCGTCGCCGCAAAGTCCATCTCGGCTGGCGACAGCGACATCGGCTTCCAGTCCAACCCGCCATCAAGCAGCAATGGCCGTCCTGCATTGAACTTACCGGTATGGGCCGTCTCGAGTTCTTCCTTCAGGCGGTCAAACTGCTCAGGCGTCAACGTCGCGCCATTCTGCCCATAAATCAGCGCGCCAGATGGCCGGGCGGCGTTGTCCAGCAGGGCTTTCGCCCAGGCCGCCGCGCCATTGTGCAGGTCCAGAGCTTTTCGGGCCGCCGCCAGCGGCGACAGGCCGTAGACACTGTCACCGGGATGATAGAGCTTCAGGTGAAGCACAGGACACCAGCCGTCCGCTTCACGGTGGATCAGGCGCTCACCCTTGCGCTGGCGAACAGCCCAGCCGAGCAGGCCGCCCTGCACATTTGTCTCGGCCCGGACGGTATCCGGACGCAGGGCAAACAGGCCTTTCGGCGTGTCGTCGCCAGCGAGTGTTACGGCCTCTGCCCAAGCATTGCCGGTGATCTGCAGGTCGCCATACAAGCGTTCCAGCAAGACGCGTCCGGCTTCATCCGGCGACGGATGCGCCAGCAGCAGGCTCGCAGTCTCGTCATCGCACTGCAGCGGAATGGATGCGGCAGCTTCAGCGATCATGCGAACGCAGCGATGCACGACAGCATTACCGATATAGCCATCCCGCATCAGGGCACCGGCATCCATCCGGCCCCACTGGCCTTCCGGCAGATTGGCCAGTGCCACGATCGAGGAAGACACCGACCGGGTCTCAGCTGTTTGCCATGGCCACTTCATGCATATGCTCCGCTTGCTGGTCGGACGGCGCACGGGTCTGACCCGGCCTTGCCCGCTTCGTTCGATGAAGACACCCTATGCGGCGGGCCTGTACGGTCTGATTTTTTCCTGAACTGTCCGGTCCCGCATGGGGCAGATGGCGGGGAGACGCCCAACCGTCCGCATCAGAGGCGCTGGATGCGCGGGGTGTACTGCGGCTGTACCATTAGTGCACCGATCGCCCAGACGAGTGCATCGACCCGGTCCGGCGAATGACTGAGTCCGGCCGTCCCGAATCTCAGCATCTCGTCTTCCAGCTCCATCAGCCCATCAGCGTGAAGAATCCTGCCCTGCTCATAGAGCACCGCCACAGGCATCGCCCGCGCACGTTTGGAAAGGTGGGCGTGCTTGAGGATAATTGGCAGGTCACAGCCAGCAGACTGCAGGATGGATCGCACCATCTCCCCGCCCTGGTTCGCTTCAGCAAGGACCCTGCTTGCACCGACGGTACGCGCCAGTGCCAGCACCCGGCCGGCCCAGTCCAGTGGAGAAAGCCCGCGGACCGTCGCATCATTGAGCACCAGACAGGCCCGTTCACCGGTCGGGATTGTCCCTGTCCCAACAGCGACAATACCGCACGCATCCGCATTCGGGCCAATGCTGACTGGCGGGTCAACGGCGACGATAATATCATGCAGGTTCAGGTCTGATGCGTCCCGCCTTGCCTGTTCTATCAGGCTACGTGTCCACAGGGCGCCCTCCAGATCATCCAGCAGCATGCCCTCAAGTTCCTGCTGGCCGATCTGGCTTCCGGCATAGGTTTCATGGACATGTTCAAGAAAGGCCGCCGACAGGTAGTCAGCATTGTCCATCGTCGTTGACCGCGTGATCACCACGCTTCTGTCCTCAACCATCTTGCGGATGAGGGTCACCGGCCGCGGCGTCGTCGTCACAACGGCGCGCGGCATATCCCCCAGTCGCAGGGCCATCTGCAACATGTCCCAGACCGCAGTGCCGCGCGGCCACGCGGCCGCCTCGTCGCACCATGCAGCATCGAATTGCGGCCCACGAAGACTGTCAGGGTCTTCGGCGGAGAAGACATGCGCTTCAGCACCATTCGGCCAGACAAGACGCCGGCGGGACACTTCGAAATGAGGCGGCGTCTCTCCTGGCCGACAGATGCTGCGTAGGCCGGAAACACCCTCAATCATCACCTCACGGGCATCGCCAATCGTCGGCGCGACAAGCGCAATCCGCCGGCACCCTCCAGCCATCACACATAGCCTCACCCACTCAGCGCCAGCGCGTGTCTTGCCGGAGCCTCGCCCGCCCATCATCAGCCAGGTTCGCCAATCGCCCTCCGGCATGCGCTGTGACGCGCGCGCCGTCAGTGCAAAGGAATGCGCCACGTGTTCAGACATGGCCGAAAGCGGGTAGACGGATCATTGCCCTGTTTGTTAGCTGGTACATAAGAGCGGCGGACGGAATCCGCTGCCGCGCCACGGCCGAGGGCATCAGACACGACAAGTCTGGCGAGGCCACAGGGGAGAGATGCCATGTTCCTGTTACTACTATGGTGGTGTGTCGATGATCATCTTGCGGCCGCGCTGGAGACGCCCGGTCTCGGCAGCTTGCCACTATGGGTGCCGCTCATCCTGTCATTCGCCTTCAGCTTTACCTTGCAGGGCGCTGTAAAACGCAAAAATTGA